CGGTGGAACAAATTTTTTTTCTGTTTCAATTTTATTAACCACAATATCAATGTCAAAAAGGTCTTTTACAAATTGTTGAAATACATCTATGTCCGTAAATGCTTTTTTAAAAATCGTTTTGTTATCTAATGGTGCAAGCATAAAATATATTTTTTAGTTTATACAAATTTACGAAACTTTATGTTGTTATCCAATTTTTAGTTTAAAAAGTTGCGAAAATTTTAATTCCGCAACTTTTTAAAATCCTGCATTAAGAAATGAAATATGAATTCTTTTTTTATTTTCATTCCCAAATATCTTTTAAAATGCAATATCGTTCTTTATATCAACAAATTTCATAGTATTATACTTTTAATTAACTGATACTAAATTATGATTATTACTATAAAAGAAAAAGAAATCAAAACTCTGTAATTCTGCAACTCTTATTTATATTTCTGAAATTAAATTATACAAAGTTTTAAATTAAATTATACAAAAATAAATATAAAAGCCTTTGAAAAATTAATTCGCAAAGGCTTTTTTTTATTTTTATTTTAAACCGTTGTATTTGGATGATATATCATAGTTTGCGGTTAATACTTCTGTTTTTTTCCTTTTGCGGTTTATTTTTGGAATTACCAACGCTTACATGACCTTTTATTTTAATTGTATCCCATTTATTTTCTTCTGTGTATTTGGTTAATATATCACTCGGATACGAACTTAAAAGAAACTTACCTTCTATTTTAGATAAGGTTTTCAGTAATATTTCAAAATCCTCTATTGTGTATCCGTCATAATGTCCCATATCTGCATTATAGTATGGAGGATCGCAATAAAAATAGCTATCTTTAGTATCTCTACTATTGATTATTCTTATTGCATCACAACACTCTATTTGTATATTTTGTAATCTGATGGCATACTCTTCGGTAAAGGATTCGCGTTTATTTGCAATTTTCTTTGATGTGCTTGCTTTTTTGACATCATACCCCCAATTACCATCTAACATAGATGCAAATGATTGACTTGCCATTACCCAAACCGCCCATGCCCGATTAATCGGATTAAACATATCTGGATTAGTATAAATAACATTCGCATGTCTATGTAAATCTCTACTATGCAGTGTTATTCTAATTTCCTTCTCTAAACTAACAAAATCATTTTTAACTTGACGATAAAAATTAATTAATTCAGAATTAACATCGTTTATCACTTCAACTTTGTGTGGTTATTTAGCAAAAAAGACAGCTCCGCCACCAAAAAATGGTTCGCAGTACAAATTCTTATCCTTTAGAATAAGCGGTAATATGGTACTAATCAGGTTTTGTTTACCTCCATAATAAGTGATTGGTGTTTTCATTTTTAATCCTCCTTTTTTTAATGTATATTATATGTTACTTTTTGAATTTTGACAAAAAAATAAACACATTTAAGTCTGTGTTTATTTTTTTAAAAATTATTTATTGAATTTTAAATCCCTAATATTTTAAAAGCACAATAGATTTCTAATAATAAGGCTAAAAAACCTTCTGTAAACATCCAATTTACAGAATCAAATAAATTAAATAGCATTTCAATCCTCTTTAAATTGGATTTATCTTGCTTTAAAATTTGAACTACCATCTGACCTCTTAAATTAATGACTTTATATACTTCGTATAATTCCATTTTCATTTGTAAAATTATTGTCTAATTGTTCGACTAATAATCGACTGTCTGTGCTTGAGATAATACCATCATGCAAACTAAATCCGACACTTACAGGAACTTCCTGCAAATAAGCTCTAAAACTTTCGTTTGTTCCAACTATTTCATAAGGCTTTCGTAACAGCTTAAAATCGTTTGCATAAGCTGCATAATCGCCTCCGGTGAGGCATAACTCCTGTGTTATTGTTATTCGAATAGGTCGATCAGGATATGCCCATTCTGAATCTTTTATTTTTTGTTCTAATGCTAATTTAGAATCTATTATACTTTTTTCTAAATCAGACATTTCAACTATAATACCGTTATTGTTAATCCAATATTTTGAATCGCAACCGGGTAGTGTTTCTTGAAAAAAATAAATGTTACCTATTTCATTTTCAACGGTTATTCTTTTCTCGTATTCTAAAAATGAATATCCAAACTCAGGATGATTGCCTTCCTGAATCAACCGGCTTTTTTTATTTATCAAATCTATTTTATACATAATTAAGGGTTAAGGGGTTAATGTGTTACCTAAACAATCTTTTGTTCTGTTTGTAATCAGACTTGGTATTTTAATAGCATCTTCATAAATTTTTGTACTTATGTTGTCAGCATAGAAAGAAGTGCCAGGGTCATTTGAATGATACAAAGTTAAATATACTGAATTACCTGGAAAATAATGAACTCCTGAATATGAAGTTAATCCGATATTAAGATTTCCATAGAAAGCAAATAAATTTTGCCAACCTGCTAAATAATAAGCTTTATTATCAATTCCTATTGCTATACCACCATACATTGCCATCGTTAAATATTGCTGCCCTGAAAAAGTATATCTAAATATTTTATATGTAGAGAAAGAAGTATAAGCTCCACCATTCCCCTGTGGAACTCCCCCTCCCGAATAATATATTTTAGCTCCCCCGTTTACAAAATATGTAGTATCTCTTGAAATTGTATAATTTGTAAATACAGTCCATCCGCTTACATCGCTTGTAAATGTCCCATTCGGTACTTTTTCAATAGAAGTTAATCCCAACCCTGTCTTTGTGCTATGTCCCCACCGATAAACATTGTCCCTATAAACCTTCGCCCACTTTGTTAAGGCGTTTATAAGAAAATGCTTTGTGTAATCATTTGCATAACCATTATGGACAGTCTGGTTTCCGGCATCGTTGCCCGAACCTTCGCAACAATAAAGAAAATAAAGCGGATTGTTTGCGGAGTCTTTAATCAAGATGTTCCATATCAGTCCACTTCCCGAAAAAAGAATCTTATTGTTTGCAATGTCAAGGTATGGTCGTGGATTGCTCTGCGACCATTCATAGTTGGCAATGTAACATCCTGCTGGCATTGTACCTGAAAATAATAAATAGTCGCTTGAGATAACCGTTAAACAGTTACCCCAAATGCCATGCGCCCGTTGTTGTAATATTTGACTGTTCATTATTCTAATATCCAATAAAGTTCAAATTTCGCTTCTGTTGTATCTTTGTTTGAGCCTGGTTGAGTTATATCAACCCTTACATTGTCGCCTCCGGCATATTTGTAATAAGCCGACTGTATTGTCACTCCGCTATTGTTATAGGTTTTTGCGGTTGTACATTCTATACCATCAGGTACAGAACTGACAGTGTTGTTACCATTCATTAATTTTATTCTTCCTTTTGTTGTACCACTATCGACCCCTGCACTCCATGTTTCAATCATAACCAACCAACCTGAAGGAGCTTTCAATGGGTGTTTGGTATAACCATCAACTAATATATTTGTTAATGGTACAAGCCAATCACTGTTATTAATTTCTAAATCCTGTCGCATTACATTACTCTGATCGCAGTAATAAATCTCTTGTATTGCACCTGAAAGCGGAATACCTGCTACTGTTAATAATGTCGAAGTTACAGCAGTTACTATTCCATAGTAATAAACACCTGCTATTTTATATTTCAAACCATACCCGATTTTTAGTATGGTTGTAAAATAATTGCTGCCTGTGCGATTTAATGTACTTGTAGATGCTGGAGTAGTTGATGTAATAGGTAAAAAGTCATTCCATACGCTACCTGATGTTGGTAGTGTTTGCCATGTTTTATCGCCACGCAAATATTGTAAAGTTGTACCGGCTGCAAAAGCAGGTTCTTTTGTTGAATCAGTGATTGTTATATTACCAGAACCATCAAACGAAACCCCGTTAATTGTTCGCGCAGTAGTCAGCTTGGTTGCGCTCAATACGTTTTTAGCTGAATCGGCAGTATTATCTACATTGCCAAGCCCTACGGCTGACTTATTTAATGTCTGCCATGTTTTATCGCCTCTCCAGTACTGTGAAGTTGTGCCGGGTGTTATCAAAAGTTCGTAAACCGATGAAGGCGGTGGCGACACTATGCCGGAACCAACTGCCGGAACAATAAATTTACTCAGCGATATTTCATCGTCATACAATACCAAATCTGCCGGTTCGGTGGCAAGGCTTGAGTGGCGTTCTACAATTGTATTTGTGAATGGTTTGTAGGCAATCAAACACCTGTAAGATAATGTTGCATCTTGCGCCGGTATAATTACCGATGTTGTGTTTTGTATTGCCGTTGCATAACCTTTTTGCCCTTTAAAATACCATTGTATAGGTATTATGTTGCCGTTATAAATCAGCATCTTTACACCGCTGCCTGAGTAGGTTGTATCCCAGTCTACATGCGGAGTGACATTAAAATAAATTCCTATCGAATTTATTACTTCGGGCAAACCTTTTATTTGTGATATGTCCATTTTAATAGAAAATTAGTTTGCAATTATAGGAGGCAAATCCACAAGCTGTATCATTTGAAACATTAATTAAACTTAAAATAAGATATACCATCAGAATTAAAGGTTAGTTCGTAATTAAAACGCCCAGAACCATCAGGACTAATATTTAAATTATCGTGTAAATCAATATCTACAAACTGTGTCCAAACATTCAATCCTGTAATTGGGTTTGCTAAACTTTTTAAAACCTTCAGGTTTTTTGTCCAACTGGTCATCCAGTCATAGTTCCAGCACAATTTTATTACAGTAACATTAATTATATTCGGGATATTAAATAACAATAATACCCCAAGTCGGATATAACTACCACTCGAAAAATAACAGCCAATAAAAGTTGAAAAATTTATATTATCCTTTGTAGGTCCGTTCAAAATATAACCACGATCTGCAACATCATAAGCCTGATAAAACGGAATCGGTGCAGGAACATCAGCACTAACATCAAACCATCCAGTTCCAATCAGCGCATTAGTATCAGTCCTATAAGCCTTAACCTTAAAAAAGCCTACATAAAAAGCATTGTTTGAAAGTCCCTCAAAAAGTTGTGAGTAGGCCGGATTGAGCGTATAAGAAGGAGTTGTAACCGTTCCGATTGACGGAGCTGTTTCGTTGGCTCCGTGACTTGCCACTTCGTAGATTTCGTATTTTACAGATACAGTGCCTAAAGTGCTTCCATTATTAACCCCATGATTCGAAAATTTATATTTGCCGAAAGAATCTACGCCAATCACTAAAGCGTCAAATACAATGTCGGCAACCAAAGCAGGTATTATAATATTAGTTATCTGTCCACTTACATTGCCGCTTAGGTTGAAAGTATATGTTCCGGGCATAACGCTCGGAAATGTCTTTGTTCGGGTAGCTGTTCCTCCGGCTGCAATTGTTATACTCAGCGTTTCGGGTTGTGACCATACGTTTAATTGGTTTGTTACCGAAATAGTAGCATCTTTAGTTCCGTTGTTTTTGATTACATACTCAACGTTTACATTATTGCCTCCGGTAATGGTGTGTGTTAATGATTGTAATACTACATTTACCGGATCGGCTGTTTGCGACGGTTTAAGGTATGAATAGTATACGGTTATACGCCATCCGGCTTCTAACTTATAAAACATTCTGTCTAATAAAAGGGTAACATAATTATTCCCTTCTGTATAAATATACACTCCTTGGTTGGCTGGCGTTTCAAAGTCATTTTTCAACATGTCGTTGTTTACCTCGACTATTACATGCGTCTTTGGAGCTATTGCATACCGTAGCGGTATCTGTAATGTTGTTTGGTTTATATCGGCTTGTTTTACGGTGTAATAGTCGCGGATTTCATATATCACCGCTGCGAGGTTGTTTACATCTATCGACAGTTCGCCGTCCGACACGTATACAAATCCTATTTCAAGTTCATCGGTGTTTAATCCGGGTTTAACCGGAGTTTCATTACTTTGCCCTTTTCTAACATAAACGCCTTTTGGAGTCTGGCTTGTTATACGTCCCAAATAAATTAAATCAAAACGGGGATTAACCTCCGGTGCATCCAATACCAAATTTACAGGGCTGGTGGTATTGTAAGGAGTTCCGGTTATTTGCCATGTTATTTTTGAACCATCGGGCGTTCGTACAATCACGTCTATTGCCGGACTGTTTGCATTTACGGTGTTAATGACAGCCTCAGGTTTTTTACCTAAAAAGCCTGTTCGCGTTCCGGTGACTTGCTCTAAAAAGTAGGATAGTAGTTGCTGCAATTGCACCTTGCTACTCTCCTCCATTCCAAGTTTATCCACTTCCATATACATTGTCATCAGCGATGATTCAGTGTTAGGAATTAATTCATATATTCGTTTCCCTATCATAACTATAATTTAATAATCATTTATAAAACCGCGTAAACTTCCCTGTCACTCTGTGGTTTTCGCCTTTCCATAATCTCACCGGAGTTTGGCTGTCATCATTCTGTCCGGTATTTACTTTTAACCGCTGTGTCCGGTAATAATTCATTGTTTGCGGTTTTGAGTTTTCGTGTTGCTTTCTTATATTTATTACCGTAGCAGGTTCTAACTGTGTCAGTATACCTGCGGTAAAAACGTCGGGATTGTCGTCCATTAAAGTTATGGTGTCTTCAATGCAACCGTATTCCTGTATGGCAACGTCAGAAATTGTTTGTCCGCGCTCAATCTTTATGGTATAAAATTCGGTCATGCTGATTTAAAACAAATGTTTAAAATTAAATCCGGTGCAATGTTATCGGCAACCAGATTGCCTGAAGGATTTATAGTAACTGTTTGGGTGGCATTTGCCCAAAACTTTAATATCCTATCCGGCCTGTAACCTTCGGGCAACGTAAAAACGGTTCCTGAAAAATTGCCAAAAACAGGATGTAAAACATAACTTTCAATGTATACATTTCCGAATACATCTTTTCGGAAACGAATTTTACCGGGGTTTGTGGAATCTTTAAAATCTAAAAAAGTTGTATCCGGCTCACCAGAACCGCCAACATAATGCCAACCTTCGTTTTGATTTTTAAGTGTATCTTTAATCATTGATACTATTTGTAAAGCCATTGTAGGTTTAGGCAAGTCGTTTATACAGATAAACGGCATAATTGGCGCATTGGCAAAATATTGTAATTTAGCTTCTCTTATTTGATAGGTATTATGCTGACTGTTATCGCCAAATATTTTTAATCCTGCCGGATCATAGTCTGTCGCTGCTACAAAATAATATTCATCAATACTCATGCCTGCCACCAATGTTTGTATAGGGCAGTAACAAACCTCTCCTCCCAGAACCATAGCGCCCTCGGCAACATTAAACGAAGTTTGCGCACTGCCTGTAACTTCACACCCCCACAATATAAAATTATCGCCAAACGCTTTCAATGCGTTTGATATAGCATTTTCAATCCCCGCGCTCATCCACCGTAAATCGTCCAGAACAAACGGGAATCGCCCATTAATATCAGTAATCAATTTATTCATGTCTTTTAAGTTTTACAGAAGTCCGACTTTTTTAAAAAGTCCGACTTCTAAATGTTTTTAAAATTCATACCTTTCGATAATAAACCTTTTATTTATCAGGGTATATTGCGTTACAATAGCTTCAATTCGTTTAAGGTCATTTTCGCCATTCATCGAATCGTAAATAACCGAAGGTACTAAAACCTTAAAGTCATATTTACTTACATAATACTCGCCTTTATTTTCAATCCATAATGGAGCGTAAGGCGTTTCAGTTTTGTTTTGCAGATATACAGTTTCAAAACCTTCAATTTTATTATGTAAATAAACCGGACTTTCGTAAATACCGTCCTCAATGCGAATTCCATAATAAACCTCGTTTAATACTTTTGTAAGGTAAGCAACCTGACCAGTATACTTACCGTAAAACCTAAGCCGGTAAACTAAAGTTGAAAACATATTAAAAAGCACATCCACCGGAGCCAGCATACAGGCAATAAACGAAAACAACCTGATTTTACGCAGCAACATTGGTGCATAATCAGTAACTAAGTAATCCACATAAAAACTATAAACCTTCATACCCATAATATTATACAGCGATTAATGTCAGGTTTAGCTCCTCAATATTCATATACCCCGAATATGCTTTATAACTTTCGGTTATCGCTTCTGCATCGGCTAATGAAACATTGTAACCGCGTCCGCTTCCGGCGATAAAAAACACCGATTTTACTCCGGCAAGTTCCTGGATAACATCAATACATTCGCAAATATTAAACACCCCGTTAAACAATACGCTATTAAGATATTTTGTAACCTTTTCTTTAATTGAAGTTTCTATTGCGCTTTTTTCGACCATGCCGTTATAATAAACCTTAAAATCCAAAACTAATAAATCGGCCGGTTGGCTGATAACCGTAATAAATACGCCCGGAAACTTTATTTCATTCATATACGCTTCAAAACCTGTTTTCTCGTCAGGTTCCAATGCTGTTAAAGCTCCGTCAACTTCTTTGGCCGCCCGTACTTCCAAAACCCTATCAACCGGATTTATTGCAACCTGCTTTACAATTTGCAATTCAGGATTAATCGCCGCGTAACGGTAAACATAATCAATCCATTCTAAAGTGTCGCCATATTGAAACTCCTTTGCTTTGTCTATCCACCATGGGAGCGTTCCGAAATATCCGGTCTTTGAACGTTCTTCCACTTCCTTACCGAAACTGTCAAAATAAGTATATAGCAGCCAAATACAATAAGCAATAGTATCGCGTATAAGTCCCCAAACCGAAACCTTTGAAGTTGAGTTCATCTCATTTAATGCCGGATACAATGCCTTAGCAGAGTTTATTTGTTGTTTAATTTCATTCAATGTTGTCATAACTTGTTTTTTTGCAGAAGTCTGACGTTTTCAAAACGTCTGACTTCTAATATATTTCTATAAATTCTCAACTTCAATTGAGAGTATATTATTTTTAGTTTCCAATTTTTTCATTTTTTTGCCATCGTATTCAAATTGCTTTTGAATAGCGCTCCAAATCACACCCGAATAATTGCCGTCCTCGTTGATATAATTATAAATATCAATTCCAAGTCCCGGAAAACTTCGCCACCACCCGGGCTGACTGTTTATTATCAAATCGGCCTCCTGTTCTAAACTATCGCCCGTAACAAGGTCGCCGTTCAAAACCTTTAAATCATAATTATTTAATAAAATATCGCTCACAATTCAATAATTTAACAATTCAACAATTTAATGTTTGATATTGGTATTCTCAATTTTATTCTGTTTAGTAGTTTCCATTGGTATAGCAAACCACTTCGCCAATGCCGCTTTCAATGCGCCGCCGCCGTCAGTTGGCGCAACAACCCATGTTTTAAAAACAGTTTTCAAATCATTTATTTCCTTTTCAATCGCATTTAAACGCTTTGTAAGTTCAATCACTTTTACCAAGCCTTCGTTTTTACCATCGTTAAAAACAACTTCGGTGGCCCTGGTAATAATCTTTTCACATTCAGAAAACATTAGTACAAAACCATCAGTTTCGCTGCCGTCTACAAATCCAAACAAAACCCACGAGCCTACCACCGGAACTATAAACGAATTTCCGGCAGGCTTTTCATTATTGGCCGATAAACGAACATCAAAATAAGTCAAACCGTCCACCATAACATTAATAGTCAGTTCTGCATCATTCACCGACAAAACCGTCCCAGCCATAATATTCGACCGCCCTGAAATCCGGCGCATCATAATATTAAAACCCTTTATAACTTCTTCCTGATCTTTCATACAATATGTTTGATAGAAGTCAGACTTTTAAAAAAAGTCAGACTTTTATTATAATTTCACACCCAACTCCACCGTCCTGCGAAAACCGCTCGTCGAAAACTCCGACCTGACAGATTCTACATAATATTTGCCTTCCCGTTCGGGGTAGTTTTTATCTTTAATGGTGGCGGTCATTCCAAATCGGGCTGTTGGTATTCCAAACGCCGTCAGGCTGCCGCTGTAACCTGTATATTTATATTTCTTAATCTCCTCTTTTGCCAATCGCTCAAGCTCAGTTTTGCTCTTTATATCATAAAAGTATAAAGTACGTTGCTCGCCATCCTTATCGCCTGTTTCAACTTCAAGTTTAGTATTATTTCGCAACATCGAAACAGCTCGTATTTTCATTTGAATATCCTCTTCGTTCTTGAAAGTCAAATCAGATGAAACAACATTTCGTTGCATATTGTATGTTAACTTGCCTGAATTGTAAACGTAGGCAAGTCCGGCATACAGCTTATTATCATAATCCATAAATATAGTCAGTCCGTATTCATCTTTAAGTTTTTGCAAAGCCTGAATGCCGGTGCATTTTTTAATCACAAAATTCGAAAATTCTATTTTTGGACATTCTCCCGACATCTGAACTCCGAATCCGCCCGCAATATATTTCAAAACGGTTTTCAAATCCGTATTTTTCCAACTCATGTCTTTTAGTGGTTTGCGAAGTAGAAACATACTGTTTTCACATTCCAGAACCGCTGTTTGTTTTGCCGATATTTCTTTAACAAAGCCTGTAAATTCAATTATATTTTTATTGTCGTAACCAAGTTCAATCGTCACAGCATCGCCGCGTTTGAAAGTCTTTTCTGTAGTTCGCCGTTCCTTATTTTGAAGCGCAAACGACAAAGGCAATTCAATAAAAGCCTTATCCGAAAGCTCCCTGCCCGACCGTTCAATCTTAACAGAAACCACACTCCGAAAAACGTGATTACCAACCTTAACCCTACAAATCAATGTATACATATCTTAATTTAAACCCTGCCAGCCTTTCAAAGGCTGGCAGGGTTGATTTACATTAATCTTCCAACAAAACCGTAAAATCATCATCGCTAATCAATGTCATTTCAAAAGGCTGCACGTTCTGTTTACCTGCAATTTCGGGAAAGCGCAACGATTCAATCACCACGTTTTTAATACCAAACAAGTCGGTCAGTTCATTTTCAATCGAAACATATCGCAGTTTAAACAAATCGTGAAGCGTCCTCACATCATCTTTGGGATAATCAGTTTCATAAAAATCAATACAAAATCCTTTAATACTTATTTGGTAGTCGCTTTGTCCGGTAAACTCCTTAACCGTTCCTCCGCGTTCGTTACCTGCAATAGATGTATAAACAATATTATTCCGGCATTCAATGCCAAGCATCGGGTTGTTAGGAAGCCACGTTTTATTTAGCCCCACAGGCATAAAAAAAGACTTACCTAAAGCAAAACTCTTTACATTGTAGGCTTGCGAAGTTTCAAATATCTTTGGCTTTCCGGTTTCAATATTACCACCACTTTCGGCATTAGTCGGTTGACGTTTCCCTACCAATTGCATAGGAAAAGGCAACCCCACATATCCGAAAGCCACCCTGTACAACTCCTGTAAATCAAACTCCATCTTTGCCATATTCATCGTCATTGCGAGCGAAGCGAAGCAATCCGCCTGCTCAAAGTAATACTCTTAATTCATTCCGTTTGCCGAGTTCACAACTCGTAACAACGCTTGTTGTACAATCCGTTCAATATCCCCTGCGCCTTCTTTTACCGTAGAAGTGTAAATATTTAGGTTATCCTGTAGTTTGCCCAAATTGATAACTACGTTTTTAACTCCGGTACTTCCGGTTATACCCGAAATGCCGCTGCCCAAGCCTTTACCGGTGCCCAAGCCTTTACCGGTTTGCAGACTGTCTTTAGCATCAGTCTTTTTAGGTTTGCCGTTCATTATACTTTCAAGCTCTTTATAATCGGCTTCGGTTTTATCTTTTTTGTCGCCAAGCAAAAGAAATTGGTCTCTTAATTTCTTATCACTATTTAAAACATTTTCAAAGGTTTTATTTCCGTAATACAAATCTTTATTAAAATTAACGGCACGTGCCATCAGCGCATCATGTTGCGCTTTCAGTACTTCAGCTTCTGTAGCTTTAAGTCCGGCAGTTGCAAGAACTAAATTAGCCGCGCTGTTATTTATTTTAACTGATTCCTCTTTTATTAATTGATTTATATCCTCTGTAGAACTCGCAGCATTTCCAAATTTCATTAACGTTGAGAAATCATTCAACTTTTTCTCCGCAGGATTGAAAATACCTATCTTTTCATTATATATTTTGGCTATTATTGACTTTTTAGCTTCTGTTTGGGCTAACTTATATTCCTTTAGTAAATCAATTTTACTCTTACCGGCTTCAATTTCTGAGTTTGCATTATTAACATCGTCCTGGTATGATTTCTGAATCTCCTGTTTTGCGCTGAGTTTAATTTTTTTATCATACTCGCTCGTGGCCATTTTCAAAATTCTCACTAACTCCTCAGTACCTGTTTTTTCTAAATCAATATTAGCAAGTAATTCAGGGTATTTCGTATTTAGCTCGGTTAGCAGTATTCCTTTTTGCGCTTCAGTCAAATTGCCGTTTTCAAGTGTCGAAGTCAGATTTTTAATTTCTATTTGTTGGCGTTGCAACTGTTCGGTTACCGGTATTTGCATCCAGGTTGCAGTGCTTTGAATCATCTTGCCCAAAAAACCTATACTCTCCTTTATTGCGCCGGTATTTGCATCGCCGATTGATTTTTTTAGCATGTCCCAACTATCGCCCAAATTGCTTATCATACCGGCCGTAGTTTGAGAAATAGCATTCATCGAACCTTTTACCCCTGTCACCTTGCCCAACGAAACCAAATAATCAGTCATCGCCTGATCCGTTGCTTTTATGACTTTTGTTTCTGTTTTAAATCTCATTACATAGTTGTCGCCTACCTTATTCCCTTTAATCCCAAACTCTTTTAGCCGTTCAAATTCTCCCATTTGAGCATCCAATACAGCTTCGGTCAACTGGTCTATTCCTTTGCCTGTCGAAGCGGCAACATCGCCCAAAGCAGTCATTTCGGCCATGGTCGGTTTAAAACCTCGATTAGCTAATTTTACATAAGAGCCTGTTAATTCATCTATCTGGAATGGCGTTGTAGCTGCAAAGTTTGTCAGATCTACCATTGTTTTTTTAGCTTCGCTACGGCTGCCAAGCGTATTTGTAAGCACAGCTTCAAACTTTTCAAATTTGGCTGTCGTTTCTATTATTTCCTTGCCAAACGAAACAAGTTGGTCAACTGCAAAATAACCGGCTATCATTTTGCCCACCCCGCTTAATGGATTTTTTTCTGACTGACCACGACCACCGGTAGAACCATGATTACCGGCTGCGCCACCCGATACCGGAACAGATGGCGGAACAGGTAAAGGCGCACCCTGATGTGAAGGCGGCAAAGGCGGCGGAGCGCCATGAATAGGAGGTGGAACAGGCCATGCCGGAGGTGGATGAATACCGTGTATTGCAGTGGTTAAATCTGCAATATGCGTTTGCATTACAGCTATAACGCTGTTTATACCGGTCAGTGAAGTTTCAAACCCTGACGGTATGTTAAGCCGGCTCAGCGCAGCGTCTAAGTTTACAATATGAGTTTGTATTGCAGTTAATCCACCGCTAAAATGATCGGTCAGAAACAACTCAAAATTTATCCTACTCATAATTCATAATTTTCATAACATTCATAGTTTTTATCTCGGATGCCCTTCATTCAACATCCATTTCAAGACATTCCAGTAAACAGCATACTCGTCATCGGTCAATGTATCCGGATCGAAGTGCAAATAACAACGCATCAAAGCATTCATTTTTATCAATTCACTGTCGTAACCAGATACATCGGTATAGTCATCTATTTTTTTTTAATAGATGCCAGTCTTATAACAATCAATGAGTCCAATACAGTACACGCACTCATAAAAGCATCATCTTCGGTTTTAATTTCATTGTCGCCGCCCATAAAGCAATTCTCTAACAGCGCTTCTTTTGCTGCAATAGGGTTCTTCGCCTGAATAGCCATAACATAGCTTAATGTTTTGCGGTCTGGTTTACGAAGGTAACCTCTGTAAACTTCTATTCCTGAATCATCTTTAGGAACTTCAATTTCAAAAATCTCCCCATATTGTTTCTTCCAATCCTCAATTTTCTTTTCTGTAATTTCAATCATATTTAAACCCTTCTTAAATCCAACAATTTAACAATTTAACAATTTAAAGCACATTCTTTTCAATCCCCAACGCCAAAAACGGCAATTTCACTTCAATATACTTATCGCCTTGTTTCCAACCCTTTTCGCTTTCGGTAAACTCTGCATACTTAACAATGTCGGTAACAATTTGACCGCCATCTTGCGGTACGTAGGCAATCACAATGTCCATACCTCTGAGGTCGGTTACATCTTTGCCTCTGCCTGCCGCTCTCACTAATGCTTCGTATTCCGATTGCAGAAGCGTTATTTCGCCTTCGTATTTTTTGTTACCGCGTCCAATTGCCACAGGTTCCGAACCTGCCCCGAAAATATGTTCTTTCTCCTGCGATGTTTTGTAACTGATGCCCCGCAGTCCGGTTATTTTACGTCCCTGCAATACCAATTCAATATCGCACCACGAATATTCCGCGCTATTATATGTTGCCATCTTTTAATAATTTAACAATTTAACAATTTAACCATTCAATGCCGGATTTCTGAATCCCAGCGTTACTCTGATTTCTTTTGCATACCCCACCGGAACAATACGTAAATCAATCAACAATTTGTTGGTCGATAATATGTTTTGTTTCGGATCTATCACACACTGCACCGAGCTTATTTCGCCGTTTGCAGTCATTGCCTGGTTAATCACATTTTCAACTTTACCCTGAAGCGATTTCACATAAGCAGCCGATAAAGTACCATCACTGTTAATTGCCACTTCATCGTTAACCTCTTCCACGTAAGTAGTGTAAGTCAGCACAAGAGCTTTGTCAATCACTCTGCCTCTGGCTATTGATACATAATCATCTGTATCAGCCGTTGCCGTAGGGTCGTCGTTAAAGTAGTAACCTGCTTTACCTGTAAAGCGGCGATAAATAATATAACCTTTGTTGTGGATTGATTCTAAAGCATCGGTATGACTTTCCAGAGTAGCTCCATCGGTAAGGTAAGCAGCCGATAAGTCAAGGTTGCCATCACCTTTTACACGGCCAATATTTCGCTGCACCGGTATTGAAGCCAAACGGCCTAATAACAACCCTATATTTGCATTTTTATTACCTTCGCCCATGCCTGCCAATGATACTCCAACACGATTATCCTCGCGGGTTTTTAGGTTTAATAAATCGCCAGCCACTCCCGTCCATGCACGTCCGCTTATTACAATCCGCACAGGTTGAATCTTAGCGGCAAACTCCTCCGCCAAAGCCTGACCTTTTGTTACAGCATCCCATACATCAGCATCAAGTCCGGTTGTAATTACAGGGGTGTAACCCGTGTCCGGCACTCGTCCGATGCCTAAGATACGAATAGCGCCATTGGCAGTATTCAGTAATTTGACAGCATTTGTGGCAATGGTTTTATCTAAAGCATCGCCCATTTTTACGGTTTTAGCTACCAGCATAATCCAAAGTTGAGAACCTTTGCCGGCGCGGTCATAAAAATTAACTATCTGTTCCCATACATCAGTGGTGTTGGTAGTATCATAAGCCTCGTCAAGTCCTAATGCTTCGGCTTCCGCAAGGCTAAAAATCTGTTTTGGCTCGTTCAGTGCAATTTTGCCTGTAACTGCCACGCCCGAAAGGATAAGCCCTGCCACCCCATCGTCCGTACCCGGAACGCTACCCAGCGCGCCGTTCAATATCTCAATATAAACTCCCGGTAAACTCATCTTCTATTTTTTATTATTATTTTTTAATGACTGAACAATTTAACAATTTAACAATTTTTAAAGATTGTCAATAAACGTCAACACAGCATCACACAACTTATTGAAGTCTGTCTCTGTATCGCTTGTATTTAACCTGTTTGCGTTTGTGTAATTACTAAACCTGTTCATGTAAATAATCAGTTCGTTGCGTTTGTCATCGTCCATTGCCGATTCTTTTAATATACATAGCGCCTTTTCAAATCCTCTTTTGCCCGATGTTATTAAATCTTTCAAAAAGTTTTTATCAATTCCGGTTTGCTTTTGCGTATACCGTCCGTCCTCGCGTTTGCCGTACATTTCAACATAATCGTCCGTTGTTATCAGATGTTGTGTATTTTTAAACAACTTATAAGCAGCCCGCACATTGCTACGGTAAGCGTCCATTAAACTTGATTTTATCAAAAGGATTTTATTGTCTGTTTGATTGTCTATTAACTGTATTTGAATATCTTTTAAAAAATCATTGTAATTTTTTTCATTTACCTTATTTATGTTTTGCATAAAAGCAACAGGGAAGTCGGTATTCAAAAGCAGTAACTCAGTCGATAAAGTACTTTTACCTATTAAATGCGAACTAACATTTTCATTTGACAAAATGCCAATCCCGAATTCCTTAAGTTGAGTATATACAATTGAATAATCGGTAATACGCGATCGCAAATATGATTTAAAACTGTTTTCTATTTTAGTGCTATTCGAAAAATCCTTTAGTTCTTCCGATAATACGGTAATCAGACTCGATCGAATGTTATTTTTAACAGAGTGCGAAATATCTCTAATCTCATTAAAAGCGTCTTTAACCTCCCTTAATACAATGTCGCGCCATTCTACATTTTTACGTCTGTAATATCCTAAAACGTAGTATATCATAGATACAGAAAACACAATATTAATAGAAAACATCAAAATCAATTCCGACAAACTCATATATTCA